GATTGGTAAATACAATGTATCTATATTGAACGAGATAAAGGATTTATATCTACATGATTTTGGAATATTCATAGAGCTGTCTCCAGACGAAGAGCAAAGAGCTAATCTAGAGGTAAACATACAGATAGCATTGCAGCAACAGACGATTGACTTAGAGGATGCCATTGACATACGAAACATCAAGAACATTAAGCTTGGCAATGAGTTGCTAAAGGTTAAGAGACGCAATCGAATGGATAAGCAACAGCAAGATAAGCAGATGGAATACCAGATGCAAATGCAGACAAACATGCAGACTCAACAGGCAGCGGCTGAACAAAAGGCGCAATTGTTTCAAATGGAATCTCAATCTAAGATACAGATCAAGCAGGCTGAGGCTGAGTATGCTATACAGCAGTTGAGAGCAGAGGCTGATCTAAAGAAAGAGTTGATGGCTATAGAGTTTGACTACAACATGCAACTAAGGGGCATGGAGTCAAGTCAATTAATGAGCAGAGAGAAAGAAAAAGAAAAGGCAAAGGACAACAGGGTTGACTTACAGGCAAGCAGACAATCAGATCTGATTAACCAAAGAAAAAATAATCTCCCACCTTTAAACTTTGAGAGTAATGAGGATACACTAGATGGGTTTGACTTAGAATCATTTAATACTATATAATTATGAAACAACGAACAACTAAAACTACTACCGCTCCCCCATTAAAGCTGATTCCAGATTTATATGGTTACTACAGTAATGTTGATGACTACTCTTCATCTGCTGGATTAACACTACAGAAAGATAACCTTACTTTAAAGTCTCAGGCAGGTGTTTCCCCAGGATATAAGTTTGGAAGTATTGGTGCAGAATATTCGGTTCCCATGGAGAATAATACTTTAAATTTGTATGGATCTATTAGTAAGGAGTCATCAAACCCATTTTCTACTGAGATAGGAGCGAAGTATATAGTTAATATAGGTAGTAATAAAGATAAAAATAAAGATAAAAAAAAGTTATAACTTTGTAATAAATTAAATTAAATAAAATGGAAGAAGAATTTAAAGTAAGGGCTGTAGAGTTCGAAGAAAAAAGTGTGTCAGAAATTGAAAATCAATTGCTAAAGCAGCATGATGAGAAATTAAATGGAGCACCTGAACCTGAGAATATAGATAGTGTAAACTTACAACCAGTAGTAGAAGAAAATATTGCTGAAGAGTTAGATGATAATAGAGTTCTTTCATATCTTGGGAAAAGATGGAATCGAGAGATTACATCGTTAGATGAATTGGCAGACCAACGTAGGGATAACGAAGAGTTACCTGAAGATGTGTCTACCTTTTTAAAGTATAAAAAAGAAACGGGACGAAGCATCCAAGACTTTATTCAATTGAGTAAAGACTATGATGCCGAAGAACCCAATTCTTTGTTGTTTGAATATTATAAGAGTCAAAATGCAGATTTAGACGCTGAAGATATTAAGTTTGATATAGAAAGTAATTTTTCATATGATTCAGATTATGATGATGAAAAAGATATCAAGAAAAAACAAATAGCAAAGAAAAAAGAGCTTGCTAAAGCTAAAAAGTATTTCAACGAAATGAAAGAACAGTACAAGGTTCCACTTGAGTCAAGGGAGTCTTTTGTTCCACAAGGAGAAAGAGATGCTTATGATGCTTACAAGAAAAATAGAGAGTCTTCCTCGCTTAACGATGAAGAGCAACAGAAGAGGTCTAGGTATTTCTCTGACAAAACAAATGAATTATTTTCAGATAAATTCGAAGGTTTCGGGTTTAACATTTCTGATAATAAGAAGTTAGTTTATAAGCCAGCAGAACCTAAAACCTTATTGCAAGAACAAGTTGATTTAAGTGGCTTCATTTCGAAGTTCTTAAATAATGATGGATATCTTGCAGATGCTGAAGCCTTTCACCGTGCTATTTCTGTAGCCTCAAATCCAGAAAAATTTGCTAAGTTCTTTTATGAGCAAGGCAAGTCAGAAGCAATTGATGGTGTATCTAGGGAATCAAAGAATATTGACATGACTAGACAAACACCTCAAAACGCTCCTAGTAATGGAATGCAGGTTAGAGTTTTAGATCAAGATCGTGGAGGCAGATTAGTAATAAAAAAACGTTAAACAATTTAAAAACTAAAAAAAATGGCTGGTACATTACAAACGAGTCCAGGTGTAGCGATTACACCTAGCTCAGTGAAGGCAACATTGCCTACAAACTACATTACAAACTTCGCTTTCTTGAATCAGTATCTTCCTGATACATACGAGCAAGAATTCGAACGTTACGGTAATAGATCAATTGCATCTTTCTTACGTATGGTAGGTGCAGAACTTCCTTCTAACTCTGACATGATTAAGTGGGCAGAACAAGGTCGTTTACATACAAAATATACAGATGTATTTACTACACAGGTAGCAGGGGTTATTGGTACACCTGTTGTTTATAACATGCAAGTAGGTGTTGTCTGTAACTTTAGAGTTGGTCAAACTGTATTTATTTCTCAGAATGCTGGTACTGCATCAAATAAAGGTGTTATTACCGCAGTTTCTCTTGCTGGAACTACATTTACAGTAGCTTATTATGAGGCTTCTCAAGCTATCATCGCTGGTACAGCTTCTACTAATTTATGTACTGTATTTGTTTACGGTTCTGAATTTTCTAAGGGAACTGCTGGTATGGATGGATCTAACGAAGCTGAAGATATATTCTTTAGCAATAAGCCAATCATCATTAAGGACAAGTACATTGTATCTGGTTCAGATATGGCACAAGTTGGATGGGTTGAAGTAACTACTGAAAATGGAGCTACTGGATACTTATGGTACATTAAGTCAGAGCATGAGACTCGTCTTCGTTTTGAAGATTATTTAGAGATGGCTATGGTTGAGGGTGTTCCTGCTGCTGCTGCATCTGGTGCTTTAGCTGAATTATCTAAGTCTACTAATTCTGCTCCTGGATCTGGTCCTGGATCAACAGCTGCTGGTACAGAGGGTATGTTCAATGCTATTGAAACTCGTGGTAACGTTTGGTCTGGTGGTACCCCATCTTCATTGGGTGACTTTGATACAATCGTACAACGTCTTGACAAGCAAGGAGCTATCGCTGAAAATGCATTGTTCTTAAATCGTCAGTTCTCTTTTGATATTGATGATATGTTAGCTGCTCAAAACTCTTACGGAGCTGGTGGAACTTCTTACGGATTGTTCGACAACTCAGAAGAGATGGCGCTTAACTTAGGTTTCTCTGGATTCCGAAGAGGTTATGAGTTCTACAAAACTGATTGGAAATACTTAAACGATGCTACCCTTCGAGGTGGTTTAGTTGGTGGTCTAATCAATGGCGTATTAGTTCCAGCTGGAACAATGACTGTATACGATCAAGTGTTAGGTAAAAATGCTCGTAGACCATTCTTACACGTTCGTTACCGTGCTTCTGAAACTGAAGACAGACGTTACAAGACTTGGATTACAGGTTCAGCAGGTGGTGCACAAACAAGTGACTTAGATGCAATGGAGGTTAACTTCTTGTCTGAAAGAGCTTTATGTACATTAGGTGCAAATAACTTCTTCATCTTTAAGGGATAAGAATAATTGATATAGAGGGGGGCACGGTGTCTCCCTCTTTATTTTAAATTTTAATTTAAATTATATATAATGGAAAAAATCAAAAGAGTAAAACTAGATCCTAAGGATAGGATTTATTTATTAAGAGGAGAAGCATCTCCACTAAGCTATTTTATAGCATCAAAAGACACACCAAGAAAGAGGTTACTTTACTATAACGAAGAGACAAACTCTAATCACGCACTTAGGTATGCTAGAAATTCTAATTCACCATTTCAAGAAGAACAAGATGCAAATGTTATTTTGGAGCCTATTGTTTTTGAGGATGGCGTATTAAGTGTACCAAAAAACAATCCTGTTCTACAAGAGTTTTTACATTATCATCCAAACAACGGTAATGAGTTTTATGAGTTTGACAATGAAAAAGATGCTCAGGAAGACATGATGATGTTATATGACCAACTTGATGCACAGTTAGCAGCAAGAGACTTAGATGTTTCTACACTTGAGTCAGTAGCAAGGTTGTTGATGGGATCAAATGTAGAATCAATGAAGACCTCTGAATTAAAGAGAGACGTGATGATGTTTGCAAAAAGATACCCTCAAGACTTTATGGAGGCGATTAATGACCCATCACTAAGGGTAAACAATATAGCTGCTAGAGCTATGTCTGATGGATACTTATCATATAGAAATAATAAGAAAGAGATTTTTTATAATCTTAAGGACAATAAGAAAAAATTAATGACAATTCCATTTGGAGAGGATCCATTGTATGTACTGTCTTCTTATCTACAGTCTGACGAGGGATTAGATCTATACAAATACCTTGACGATAAGTTCTCAGAAAATTAGTATATTTGTACTGTTATTAACAATTAAAACATTTTAAAATGAACAGAAAATTCTTACAATTTACAATTGGAGCTGCTACAGCACTTCCAAAAGCTTTAATCTCAGCTAATTCAGATTATTTAATTACAATGCCAAGTACATCAACTTTAGTTTTAACTATGTTTGGTGGTTCTGCTCTAACTGATGAGCTTACTATTACATTTACTACTGCTGATGCTACTTATGCATCTCACTATGCAGTTGTTAATGCTTTGGCAAGTGCTAATAGCTCTTCATCTAATCCTGATGCGATTATCGTACCAGCTTTACCAATGGTTGGGTTAGTACAACAATTGATTACTTCTGTAGCTATTGCATAATAGTATTAGGTAATTTAAAAATTAAAGGGCACTTAGTTTAAGTGCCTTTTTTTATTTATCTTTGTAAAAAGCATCCCAATGATAGATGACGTTAGACGTACCGTACTAAACATAGTAAACAAAGATAATAGAGGTTACATAACTCCTGATGAATTTAATACATTTGCTAGGATGGCTCAAAATGAAATATTTGAGCAGTACATGTACTCGTATACAAATGAGATAGTAAAACAAAACAATCGTGCAAATGGTGAAGGCTATTCAAACATTCCACAAAAGGTGTCAGAAATGCTTGACCGATTTTCGGTGTATACTCCACTTATATATGATGTCGTACCTGGAAAGTTTAACACGCCTACTGACTATTATTATATAGAGAAGTTAGTATATAACAACAGCGTTGAAGTAGAAAGGGTTGAGCATAGTAAGATCTTTAATCTACTGTCATCAAACCTTACTGCTCCAACAGTAAACTACCCAGTATACATATTGTCAACTGGGACATTTAGTTTATCCAACTTTCAGATGCTATCTGAGGATATCAAAGTGTATCCAACATCTATAACTAGTAATGTACTTATTAGATACATAAGGTATCCATACATTCCTCAATGGACATTTATCACTACACCCAATGGTGAGGCTTTATTTAATGCCGCACTGTCTATTGACTTTGAGTTACCACAGAGCGACTTTGTGAATTTAGTTGTAAAGATATTACAATATGCAGGTATTTCGATAAGGGAACAGGAGGTGTCAGCGGCAGCAAAATCAGAAGAAATACAGGACGCTCAACAAAAACAATAATAGATGTCATACATAACTAACTATCAGTACTACACGAACAATGGAACTATCCCACAGGACACAAACTGGGGGTCTTATCAGTACGTAAGTCTTTTTGATATTGTCAACAACTTTATGCTTATGTATGTAGGCAACGACAAGCTGGTAAACAATGTTGATAGATACACGCTATTGTTTCATGCAAAGAGGGCTGTACAGGAGTTAAACTATGACGCACTTAGAAACATTAAGGTTCTAGAGATAGAGATGGGAGACGACCTAAAGTTGGTACTTCCTCCAGACTACGTAAACTATGTTAGGATGTCTATGCTCCGCAATGGTTTACTTATCCCATTGGTTGAGAATAGGACGGTAATGTCAGCAACGGCCTACCTGCAAGACAATGACTTAGAGCTTGTGTTTGACTCAAACGGTCAGGTTGTGATCGCTGACTCAAAGATAGACATACTAAGACAGAACAAGGAGCTATACACTGGCCCAGGTGCGTATAACGGATCTATGGGATGGTGCTGCAATGGTGACTGGTTCTTTGGATACAGCCTAGGACAACGGTACGGTATAAGTCCTGAAGATTCTAACGTTAACCCTAAGTTTTCAATCAATAAATCTTTAGGAATAATTGATTTTTCTACTGGTGTTGAGAATTCATTTATCATACTTGAGTACGTATCAGACGGAATGGAGAACGGTGACGAGACAAAGATTACAATAAATAAACTAGCGGAAGAGTATCTATATTCGTACCTAAAGTGGGCTGTTCTTAACAATAAAATTGGTGTACAAGAGTACGCTATTTCTAGAGTTAAGAAAGACAAGACAGCGGCACTTAGAAATACTAAGATACGACTAAGCAACCTACACCCATCAAGACTATTGATGAGCTTGAGGGGTAAAGATAAATGGATTAAATAACTATGCCTAACTTACAAAGAACATTTGTTGCTGGAAAGATGAACAAAGATATTGACGAGAGGTTACTGCCTGACGGACAATATCGACATGCTCTAAATGTTACCATAGACACATCGTCTGGATCTAATATAGGTGCCCTACAGAATGGATTGGGTGCAAAGCTAGTATTTCCTTTTGTTAACATGGTAACAAATAGTTTTGTTGGACAAGGAAATACAGCAACTACTATAGGTGCCGTTGCATACGAGGCTAAAAATCTTATATATTGGTTTATTACGTGTGCAAACTCAGACGCTATTATAGAGTACAATGAAGCCAGCAACACAATGACAAGGGTACTTGAGTGCACTGTAGCTGGTGGTAACTATTTAAATTTTGACTCAAGCAGGATAATAACAGGTGTAAATTACTTAGAGGGAGAGGACGGTGACTCGTACTTATTCTGGACTGATAACTATAACCCACCTAGAAGAATAAACATAACAAGGTGCAAATCTTATGGCCTAAACGATCCAAGGATTCCATTAGACATAAATGTTATCCTCAACCCACCAATGAATGCTCCTTACATATCATTAAGTAATGATACTACTATACAAACAAATAACCTAGAGGAGAAGTTTTTATACTTTGCATACAGATATAAGTACATAGATAACGAGTACAGCTCAATATCTCCGTTCTCTTCAGTTGCATTTATACCTGGATTAATTAGCATAGACTTTCAAACTGGTGACAACAAGGGGATGGTTAACACCATGAACAAGGCTGATATTACATTTGAAACTGGAAATGAATTTGTAACAGAGATACAACTACTTGTTAGAGATACACGTAGCTTAAATGTAATGATTATTGAGAACCTGAACAAGGCAAACATGTCAATACAAAGCAATAGTACGTTTAACTTTACATTTAGAAATAACAAGATATATGCCCCAATATCTTCAGATCAGATAACAAGACTATTTGACAATGTACCGTTAAGGGCTCAGGCACAAGACATGATTGGAAATAGATTGATATATGGTAACTATTTACAGTTTAGAAATATTTCAGACTGTAATGATATTGGTATAAACATGAACTTTACTGTCAACTATATACCTACAATTCTTCCTATAGATCCTACTTTTGGTTCAATAATACCAAGACCTACATTTAGAAGTGACAGGGATTACGAGGTAGGTATTATATACGGTGATGACTATGGACGCATGACAACGGCACTAACGTCTACAAATAGTAACGTTACAAATAATGGCAGCAATGCTGTATATATTCCACCATTAAACTCTGACACAGCAAATAGTTTATTAGTTGAAATAAAAAACTTTCCTCCTTGCTGGGCCACAAACTATAGACTTGTAATAAAACAGGCAAAACAGACATACTATAATATATTCCCAAGGTCATTTTATGCAAGTGGATCATTTAGATACTTTTTGATTAACGAATCAGATAGAGACAAATTTAAGGTTGGCGGATATTTAATTTTTAAAACAGCTACTGGTGGTGCGACTCATTCAAATAAACAGTTTAAGATACTTGAGCTAGAACAAAAGCCAGCATTATTTATACCTAACGCTTTAGAGGGTTTATATTTTAAGATTAAAATTGATTCAGGCGACTTATTTTTAATCGCTCCTACAGCACAAACTTGTGGTGGTACAGCTCTAGGAACGAATAATCCAAATAGTAGTCCATTGGCTATAGGATATACTGTTCCCGTACTTGTAAATAGTTCTAATGCTGCTGGTACTGGTGGATATATGAATATGCAAGACAGATATACAACATCTCCTATATTTTATGGTAGCAGTGTATTAAGTTCAGGAGCTATGATTACTAGCTTTCAAGATCCAGGCCTTCAGGCTATTGCTGGTTTTACTGGTATAGGGCTTTCAAATCGTTTTTACGGAGGTATAGATTTAAGATATACAATACAGATAGGACCTGGAAATACGTACAGATATACTTCTGATATTGCTGGTTTTACGGGTTGGTCAGCATATATTCCAATAACTATAAACACATTACATTACATAAATCTACCTTCTGGACAAACTGGTGTTGCTGTTAACTTACCAAACTTAGCATTTGTTATTAAATGGACTTCATTTTCTGCATCTCCTGGAGATAGATTTATTGTTAATTGTAGATCTTTAAATGGAAATAATTATTTTAATAGTTCAAATACTAATGATCTTGGATTATTAGAAACACACTATAAAAAAACAGGTGGTTTTGCAATAGTTAACTGCAACTGTAACGGACCAGTATATGCAGGAGCTGTAATATCAATTACAATAAAAAGAGATAAATATAATCCAAATGCATACACAACGTTGCAAACATTCCCTCCTTCTCAACAGAACTATAATAATATAGAGGAGTGGTTTATAGAGTCAGGAGCGTATCTTCTATTTAAAGAGGTTAATAATAATGGAAATGATATTGGGAGCCGTGGTGTATGGTTTCGAAACACAACTGGTGCTGCACAAACACAAGTATATCCCCCTTATTCATCAATAGCAAATATTCAGATATATAATTCAACTGCTGGAAATCAAGAAGCAACTAATTTTACATACAATAGATGGGATGGAACTAATGTTAAAATGTTTCTAAAGGGGCTAGGAAAGAGGGATGGAAATAATAAGCAAAACGTAATTGAAACATATTTTACAATAACACAAACAGCACCATCTGATTTTATTGTGTGTGAAACTGTTCCATCTGAAAATGATGTAGATATATTCCATGAATTGACTAGGACATACCCAATTATAAACAACAAGCATATATCTAGGTGGCAATATAATACGAAGGGTAGCACTTTTGGTGGTACTAGGTTAACACAGACAGCTAAAAATCAACCACATTATTTTACTGTTGGAGACAAGATATATATAAATTCAGTTGGAATAACACCAACAACATTATACACAATCACTGCTATACCTAGCAGATACTCTATAATTATAAACCTTCCGTTCCCTGGTGGACCAACAATACCTGGAAGTGTGTCATGGAATACGAATGATAAAGATCAAACGGGTGTAACAAATGGTGCTACAATACAATTAAATAATCCAAACTATATTAACAGTGACTACAATGCATTTTGTTTTGGCACTGGTCTAGAGTCATATAGAATTAAAGACGACTATGCAAATGCAAAAATGGGATATAGCCCAAGGGTTACAACAATAATAGAGGACTACTCTGAACAAAATCAATTTGCATCACTAACGTATAGTGGAATATTTAGGGGTGACTCATCTGTAAATAGACTAAATGAGTTTAACTTGTCACTTGCAAATTTTATGAATTTAGATAAGCAATACGGACCCGTAAGAAAGCTACATGCTAGAGACTCAAATCTATTGGTATTGCATCAAGATAAAGTTACATCTGTATTATATGGTAAAAACTTACTAGTTGATGCTCTAGGCGGAGGACAGGTAGCATCTATACCAGAGGTACTTGGTAATCAGATAGCATATCCAGGAGAGTACGGTATAAGCAATAACCCTGAAAGTTTTGCTTGTAATGGAACTGATGTTTACTTTACAGATGAAAAGAGAGGTGTTGTATTAAGTCTAACAGGTGATAAAATATCTACCATATCTTCAGATGGGATGACAGACTACTTCAGAGACCTAATGATCGATATGACAAACAAACAGAAGATCGGTGGATATGACCCATACAACAGGGCGTATGTACTTTCTGCCAATCAAAAAACATCATTACCTTGTCAGCTATCATTGTTTCCAAATCAAAAATCAGTTGGAGCTACAATAGGAGGTGCGGCTATATTTTTATTCGCTGTAACGACACCTCAGCCTACGTGGACTATGCAATTAATTGACAATGGATTTGGAACAAATTGGGTAAATTATTCTTTTCCTCCAGGAGGATATGATCAACTTATATGGGGTAATGTAGCTCCAAACAATACTGGAGCAGTAAGAAGTGTTATATTCGAAGTCTATTATTGTGGCGGATCTAAGCAGTTTGTATTGACGCAGGGTAGTGGTACTCTTGTTGGAATAACAAATATTGTAACATCAAATTCTTAATAAAATGAATACAAATCAATCATTTGAATATACAGGAAGTTCTCAGTACGACATAAATAATGTTGTGCTTAGTGATGCTAGCATTGCACTATTTGATACGTTGACTGGAGTTGGAGGGGTTGATTATATGCCGTCTAATGGATCAATTGTAACAGTTAAATCTGGTGATCCATCTGGGTCATTTACACAGCTAGTTCCTACTCTAAATAATAAATTATATTATTTGGTATCAGACCAACTTTACGATCAGTCAAGTCAAGACATAATAATATCTCTAGCAACAGAGATACCTGTTATATATACAACAGGATTATATGAGGGAACATTTACATTTGTTAATCCAAATAACTATGAATATCTTTATTTATTGTGGGACTATTCTGACAACATTGGTACAGGTACCGTGTCTTTTAGGGGTGAAACATCAGATAGGTCTATATCGTTTCCACTAGGAGGAGATATTGGAATAACAGGAATAAAATATAACGCAATAGATTACCCTACTAGATTTCAAATAATGTGGAATGGTGCTATTGTTGCTGACTCACAGTACGTAGGACTAAATTCATTAGCAAACTACAATGCCTTAATATCTGATGGCGTAGATCCTTCAAATATAGTGCTTCAGGCACCGTATGATGGACTAGTAAATAATGGTAATGGGAGTCTTTTATTTAAAAAATTTGCTGCTGGAACTGGATTTGACGATGCCACAATCATAGTTTCGTCTCCAATTTCTACTAGCTCAGTATGGATTGTAAATAAGATACCAACATATTTAAATAGCTTCTGGATAGACATAACTGATGGTACAGATGCTGATGTGTGTACTCAGTGTCCTTTAGACATGTACTATCATAATGGCTCAGAATTACTTCCAGTGTCAGGTGATACCATATACACAACGTCTGATGGACTATCAGTATTTAATGGCAACGATGCATTCCACATGGTTGATACCTCTATATGTGTTGTCCCAACACCTATAGATAAGACGTATCTTCTAGTAAGTGGTGCAGGAATAGTGACATCTATATATGCATGTAACTGTCCTGAATTTGCGGTACCATTTATATACCAAGAGGACATATACTTTAATATAAATACAAACGTAAATATACCAATAAGTGTTACTAATTCTCCAACATCATGGACCGTTGACACTACGTGTCTTCAGTATATTTTAACAGGAGGAACTGACTCTACATTATTTGAGTATACTGACTGTGATGGAAATTCAAAGAATATAACAGTTTCACAAGGATTTGATGTGACAATATGTGCACCATCAGCTCCAACTATTATACGAGGTAGTGGATTAGTATCCGATAATGGTTCATGTAACTCTACTGTTTTACCTTCTGGAATTTTATTTGAAGGTGGGGTACTATATGGATCTGTAGATGAGGCTACCAACTTTCCATTAAATTTAATTGCTACAAATTGCTTTGGAGATAGTGAGTCAAGGGTAATAAACGTATACATCGGTCAGTCAAGTGATTACAATCCATTATTGATAGATATAGAACAATTTAAAAAGACATCTGCCGACTGTTGCAGTATAACGC